TTAACTTACTGATTTTAATAAGCCTCTGGTGTCACTTTGGTGACTATGGGGCATCATTGGGACATAATCTGTCAGCTTCTGATTCAGCATTGCGATCTGTTCTGCATTGCTGTCAGTCATCCATGCTCCGTATACATTGAATACCATCTGGGCACTTGCATGGCCCATCTGGCTGGCAATGAAGCTTGGGTTTGCTCCGGCAGATAATGACCAGCACGCATAAGTGTGTCGTGACTGGTATGCCTTTCGATGCCTGATCCCTGCACGCTTAATGGCTGTTTCCCATGAGTCACCTACAGAATCGACTTTGTAGACAAAACCTACCTGTTCGCTTTTTCTAACCACTTGAGGGTTAAACACGAAAGTACATTCATGGTTCACTGAACGTCCATATTCACGTAGTTGCACCTTGATGTTGTACTGCTTACCCAGTCTTGTCATTTCAGCCTGATTTTTCAGGACACTGATAGCGGGCTGGATAAGGTGCACAACCCTGTTTGTGCTTGCTTCAGTTTTCGGTAGAGTGAACTCACCAAGTTTCGTATAATTGCGCCTGATGGTAATTGTTCCTGCCTTCAGATCGATATCTTCCCAGGCCAGGGAGACCAGTTCACCGTGACGCATTCCTGTGTACACAGCCAATGACCACAGGTTTTTCGTCTGCTGATGTCGGCAAGCATCTATCAGGCGAATAAATTCGTCACGAGTTAGCGGATCTGGCTCTGCCCTGGCTCTTTTAAGAGGCTTAATTCCCTGGAAGGGATTTGCTTCTAAGTAACCGTGATCTGCAGCAAACTGAAACATTCCAGCGATTGTCGTCATGTAATAATTTACAGTAACGACGCTCCGTCCTTTTGCTGCTGCTTTGTTTTTCGTTGAATTCTGATACCCGGTTAGCAAATCTTTCCTGATATACAGCAATTCCTCTTTGGTTACCGATGACACCAGTCTACTGCCTCCAATTTTCGAAACCATCGTTCTTGCAACGGATTCATAGCGATTGAATGCATTTGCAGAGATTTCCATTCGTTTCAGATCCAGCCACTTTTCTTCAAGTTCCTTCACCGTAATTTCTTTTTTACTTACCCCAAAAGCCTGAAGGTTGGGGGAGTCAGGGAACTGTGCAGCATAATCAAAGCTTCCTGTGCGGATGGCAAAACATACCGATGTCCGCAGTTCCCCGGCGATCTTCCTGTTCTTGGCAGTGTCAGGGACACCAAGATTTTCCCTGACACGTTTACCTTTAAAATTAAACCAGATGCGTAATGTGCCGCCGTGGTTTTCGACGCCTGTTGGATATTTGACTTTATCCATTGATACCTCCAGACGCCCAAGAGCGATACGAGCTTACATACTTCATGGCATTAAATCACCCAGGTTGTTTGTTTTTCATTGAAGCGACCCAGGCATCTATTGCTTTTCTGTTATACATACATTCACTGGAAGGCTTTGGATTACCGTCTGGTGATACGTGAATATACTCTCTTCCAACCATCCAGCATTCTTTCCGGGCCCGAAGAATTGTGCCTGGTTTGAGCCCGGTAATTGCGATTAGAACGCTTTCACAAACCCATTCATTGGGAGCCAGTTGAATCACATTGCCCATGC